ACAGAGGAATATTTGTAACAAGTATCGACATTTATTTCTCTGAAAAATCAGATACTACTGATTTACCAGTTTATCTTACATTGAGACCTATGGAAAGTGGAAGACCTTCTCCATATACATATTTAGCTAAAGCTGAAAAAAATTGGTCAGATATTAATGTAGATTCTACAGGACAAACTCCTACTAATTTTAAATTTTCTCATCCAGTTTATCTCGATGCTTTTAGATTTTATGCTTTTGCAGTTGAAACAAATACATCTAAATATAAAATACACTATTCAGAAATCTATCAACACATTCTTGGATCTACTGAAAAACTTGTAGATAAAAATCCAGTAACTGGTTCTGTATTTTATTCACAAAACGGTGTTACTTGGTCAGAAGTTCAAGAGCAAGATCTCAAATTTAGAGTAAAGAAAGCCACATGGGTTAATCATCCAAGTATAACCGCAAATGAACTTGTAAATATTAAACTTCAAAATAAAGCGGTACCAAATAGAATACTTGCTTCGAATCCCATTAAAACCGATGGAACAACTACCTTTTATGTAAAACATCCAAATCATGGGTTTTTAGAAGGTGATACTGTAAATATTTCTGGTGTTGTTGGTTTAGGTGGCACTAATTATATTGGTGGTATTCATAAAGATAATATTAATGGTGTAAGAACTATTAAATCAGGTTCTGGTAATGTAGCTGCTCGAGATTGGAAAGGCTATTATATTGTAGCTGGAACAGGTGCGGCAAATACTACATTAGCTGGAGAAACTGGAGGAGGGGATGCTGTAGAAGTAGAACAAAACTATATTTACACCCACTTTGTTCCAAACTTAGATACTGCAAATGTAAATGGTACACAAGTATTTGCTGGTGTTAAAGGATTTTCTGCTCAAAAGAATATTTTTAACTCAGAATCTGGTGCATACGATAGAGATGCTACTTATGCTCAAGTAAAATTAAATAAAACAAATAGATGGAGAGATGTTCCTCGAGTAATCGGAAACTCTTCGGTTGAAGCTGCTCATACTACAGGTGCATCTATTAATGATAATAAATCATTTGAAATTGGATTGTATTTAAGTACTGATGATGCAAGAGATGTAATGCCATTTATTGATATGCAAAGAGCAAACGTTGCTTTAATGTACCCAGCAATTGACAATCCAAGCTTAACTGTAAATAGTACAAATGGTCAAAATATGGTAGCATATCCTGTTGCTGAAACAAGTCCTTCAGGTGGTACTATATTAGCAAAACACATTACTTCTATATTCCCAGTTGAAGAACCAGCAGTTGGTATTAAACTTCTTATTGGAGCAAATAGACCTAATGTGGCTAACTTTGATGTTTATTATAGAGTTGGCACAAGCGATGAAAATATAAGAGAAAAATCTTGGGTTTATGTTGCTGCTGACAATTCTCCTCCATCTGATGAAAATCCTGGAATTTACAGAGATTATGAATATACAATTGGTGGAGATAATGGTCTTACTCAAGAATTTGAACAATTCCAGTTTAAAATCACAATGAATACAAGTAATATGTTATATTACCCAACACTAAGAGATTTGAGAGCGATAATTTTATTAGATTGATATGGTTAAAAAAATTGAAGGTCGACCAGACTTGGTAAAAGATGAAAATACAGGCGTGTTTAGCTATATAAATAGTGCTAAGAAGAAACAGGCACGTGCTGAAAGATTAAAACAATTAGAGCATGAACAAGAAACAAAGAAAGATGTAGAAAATCTTAAGCAAGATGTCAGTGAAATTAAAGATATGCTTAAGGCACTATTGGAAAAATTGTAGGTAAAACACATGGCTAGAAAACAAATAGTTCTTACGACAGATACCTTTGCTAATATGGTTAGCAAAATTAATACTATGGGTACTCATGTCGGAGATTTAGATAATCTTGATGCTGGTGTTCCTTTAGATAGTGATGTTGTTCAAGTATTAAATGCTTTATATGATTCAATCGGCGATTATAGTTTAGCTCTTAATACAGATGCTCAAACTTTAAAAGGTGCTATTAATGAATTAGAAGATTCAGTAGAAACACTCAAAGCTGATCGTGATTCTGATGAAACAAACATTATGGAATTAAATAGCGATCGTGATTCAGCTGCTGCTTCTATGAATCAGTTAATGTTAGACCGAGACTCTGACGAAACAAATATTCAACAACTAAATCAAGATAGAGATTCAGCAGCTGCTGTTATGAATCAGTTAATGTTGGATCGTGATTCTGATGAAACAAATATTCAACAACTAAATCAAGATAGAGATTCAGCAGCTGCTGTTATGAATCAGCTGATGCAAGATAGAGACTCTGACGATGGTAAAGCACGAGAATTAGACTCTAACCAAACTTTCCTTTTACACGTAATTGGCACTGGAATTAATACAGTTGGTGCATATAATCAAGCTACGCAAACTTATAGTGGAGATATTTCTACATTTGATGATAGCATTAGTGATAAATCTGGTATTGTACCCGCTATTAATGATCTTCAAGGGCAAATTACACAAATTAAGGCTGCAGCTGGTCTTACTGAAGGAAATGTAGGCAGTCTTGCAAATTTACAAGATCCTATTGAACGTTCTTCAGTAGTTGCTTCGATTAATAGTTTAAGAGATTCTGTACAAGCAATGCATGATTCCACTCACATTGGTGGACTTACATTAGATGCAAATAGAATTGGTACTAATACTGGTGACATTACTTTACATAGTGGATTTGGTTCAACTGTAGGTACTACGTTTGGTAAATTTGAAAGATATAAAGATAGCGATTTAAAAATTAGTGCAGGTGATGCTGGATCAACTGCTCTTATCATTGCTGATTCTTCAGTTACAGTTGAAGGCAATCTACGAGTTAGAGGTACAACTACAACCGTACATAGCGAAACAATTACTGTTGATGATAATATTATAGAATTAAATACTAATTATGCTGGAGCAGATCCAACAGAAGACGGCGGCATTGATATAAATCGTGGCACCCATGCAGCGGGAGATGCTCGCTTAGTTTGGGATGAAGGTGATAGTAATTGGCAAATTGGTGTTGCAACTGATTTAAAGAAAGTTGTAAGAAAAGGTGAGGCTAATGATGTAACAACAGCCATGATTCAAGATGATGCTGTTACTAATGCTAAATTAAGAAACTCAGCAGGGTACTCTGTAATTGGTAAAGCCACAAATGGAGCTGGTAATCCAGCAGATATAACATTAGCGGCTAATTCTTTCCTTGGTCGTTCTGGAACTAGTGATATTGCAGGTACTACGCTTTCTGATAATAGTGTTCTTGGTAAATCTGGAACTAGTGGTGCTGGTGCGATTTCAATCGATGCTAATCGAGTACTTGGTCGTGATGGAACTGGAAATATTACTGGAATACAAATTGACGATAGTCATATTTCTGCCACAGCAGGAATTGTGAATAGTAAACTTGCAAATAGTTCTATCACTGTTAACTCAGTAACAATTTCTCTTGGTGGTTCAGGTACAATTGATATTGCTGGTGGCATTGATTCACTTGGTGCTGTAAGCGGTATTATAACTGCTGGTGTTGGAGGTAATGCTTCTCCAATACCAGGGTATGATGCCTTAGAAGATAGTTCTACTACTATTATTATGGGCCATCATCCAGAATTAGTAAATCCAACCAATGATAACCTTCCTGCAAGATCAGTTCTTATTGGTTGGCATGCTGGTTCTACTTCAGATCAAGACAACGATAATGATGGACAATTAAATAACGTTGCAATTGGTTATCTTGCAGGCTATAATAATGATGCAAGACACATTACAGCAATTGGTGCTGAGGCATTGGGTGGTGGATCACTAACATCTGGTGATGGTCATGTAGCAATTGGATATCAATCTCTATATGATGTATCATCCTCAATTAATAATGTTGCTGTTGGTAAATTTGCTGGTTATTATTTTACTTCAGGTAGTCATAACGTAGCAGTTGGTTATAATGCTGGTCCTGGAGTTAATGGTGGTACAGCAAATACTTCAACTTATCTTGGCATGCAAGCTGGTCATGATGGTACAACTGGTACTAATAACACTCTAATTGGTTATAACGCTCAAAAATCTAGTGCTACAGCAAGTAATGAATTTACATTTGGTGATGCGAATGTAACTAAATGGAGATTCCCAGGTGTATCTTTAGAATGTACGACTAAAACGTTTATATATGCCTCGGATGGCACAACTGTTTTAAGGACGTTCTTGACAGGCACATCTTAAAAGAGGGATATATAATATCATGGCAACTAGAACACCCTTAAGAATGTGGAATGGCAATATTCGGGAAATGACTTCCTCAGAAATTAATAGTGTCATTGCCCGAATGGCGTCAAAATATCATTACGATGCTTCAATATTATTAGATGTTGATAACGGATGGAATAAGTTTGAATATTTACCTACTACGGCAGATTATAATGGCGAAATTCATATAGATTTTCGAAATGAATATTATACAACTGGTACAGCTGCTACAAATGCATCGAATTATCCATCTGAGACAACTACTGGAGAACCAGTTTACCAAAATAACCAGTACTTCAATAATTCTCTGTGGCCTAAATTAGAATATCAAAATAATTATGGTTTATCAGGATTTGATACAGATACAGATAATAAAAGATTTCCTTTGTTTTATAATAATGGAAACTTACAATGTATGTCACTTACTGACGTATTAGATACATTTGTTTATCCAGCATTCGAGTATATTGCTGGTTCTCCGATTACCCCTGCTGAAGATCAACCAGGCGCGTATAAAATTATTGGTAAATCAGGATCAAGCGGGGATGGTGGAGAAGGGGTTGCTCCTACAACACCATCAGGATTTACAAGAATTGGAACAGTTCCAATTTATAGAGATTGGTTCGCAGATCAAGTAAGATATACAGACGGAACAGCAACAGCAACAATTGGTACTTCCGGAACTACTCAAAACTATTATGAATATGTTGAGTATTGGTTATTTAGAAAAAACCATTCTGGAACATTTTCGAGTTTTGCTGATAGTGGCACTGCAATTCCATTGCATATGACACCTGGAGCAAATGTAGAAGATCATAATTTACAAGAAAAAGATGTTGATGAACTTGTAAAAGTTTTAAAATTTTATGCTCATGGTGAAGGTGGTACAGGAACGAGAAGATTAACTTATAAAATTGTTGATGCTGCTACTACCTCTCTTGATATTTTAGGTACAATTATGAATAACAGTACAACAAATTCTACAGGTCAAGCTGGTACAAAATATAATCTATTTGTTAATGCTAATGACTATCGAGCACAAGAATTTCCAGTGGGTACAATTGTAGTTCAAGATCAATATGCATTAGTTATAGATCCAAATGATACTGTACATTAAATTATAAAGGTTTATTATGTTTACATCAGAAAATGTATTGAGTGCTGAATTTATTAATGAAAATTCTATTAAAGTCACTCATAAAGAAGGTGATGATGTTCTTATCACCGTTATTCAAAAAAATCCACGTAAAGAAGCTTATAAATCTTTAATTAGTAGTGGATGGACTCTCAAAAGAATTAAAGAAAGAACAAAGGAACTTCAGTCAATTGAAGATCCTTCAGTAAGATTGGTTGAACAAATTGCAAATGGTTATTCTTGGGCAATTTCTCAATTAAAAGATAAACAAGCACAATTTGACGATTTAAAAAGTCAATTAAAAGATTTATATCAAGAACAACACGCTGCTTCTCTTACTTTAACAGAACTTTATTCAGAACAGAATGCTGCGTCTGGTACTCTTGGCGAATTATATCAAGAACAACAAGTCGCTTCTAGTACTCTTGGCGAATTATATCAAGAACAGCAACAAGCATCAGGCACTTTAGGTGAATTATATAAGGAACAACAGCAAGCATCTGGTACTCTTGGAGAATTATATCAAGAACAGCAACAAGCCTCAGGTACTTTAGGCGAATTATATCAAGAACAGCAACAAGCATCAGGCACTTTAGGTGAATTATATAAGGAACAACAGCAAGCATCAGAAGGTTTAGCCGATCTCTATGATGAACATTCAAAAGCAACTCGAGAATTAGAAATTGAACGTACTGTATTAAAGAAAGATGTAGAAGCTGAACGTATTGATTTAAATACTGGTTTGAAAAAAGATTTTGTTACACGAATGGACGAAATGAAAGAGCGTATGCAACAAAACTACGATAAATATCAACAGTTATATGGTATGAATATTTTTGATACTATTTTTAATGAAGAAGTAGATAAAGAAACACTATTTAAATCTAAATTAGAAATATTAGCAAAACCACAACTTAAAAACTCTGATAAATCTTTTAAATCTAAAGTTCGTAAAGCAAAAGATGTTAATTCTTTAATTAAATTAGTATTGAATGAGCTAGAGACTCTTGAAAAATGAATGTACTATTTGTATTATGGGGTAGTAAATACAATTCTACTCAAGTTGAAAAATTATATAATGATGTAAAACAATATGGTCCAGAATACAATTATTATTGTTTTACAGATCAATCTATAGAGGTTGATGGATTAAATATAATTCCTATTCCCGAAAATTTATATTTACCAGATGTTTGGAATAAACTTTACATGTTTTCTAAAGAGTTTCCAATATCTGGTAAGACGTGGTATTTTGATATAGACGTAGTAATTAGAGGAAATCCGTTTGAAGTAGATGTTGATTGGGAATATTTAAATTTATTATATTCTCATTTTAAAGACGATGAGTTAATTCGTCTTACAAATTACGATGTTAAAATAAATTCTTCTGTAATGGCATGGGATGCTAATAATGTAGAATTGCACAAACTTTGGATTCATTTTGAAAATTCAGGATATCGTGACTATTTTTTACGTAAGTATGCTGGTATAGATAGATATATTATTCATGAAGACTTTAAGGATTCTTTAAGATTTTTTCCATTTGATTATACATGGTCATATAAGTATGAAGATGAAAAAGAAGCACCTGTGGTTACATTTGAGGAATTAGATTTTGGAAGTATCGATTTTAAATAAAGCATTAAAATTAATTGAAGAAATTTACGTCGAATCTGAATATGGTGATAAAGATATATTTCGTATTAAAGATGTTATTCATTCATTAGATGTAAATCATTGGCGAAATAAGCAATGGGCCGCGGATATTTTTTACAATTTATACGAACAAGTAACACAACAAACTACTGGTAAAATATTAATAATTGGAGGTTGGTATGGGTTATTAGCATATCAACTTAGAAAAAGATTTGATGAAGGTTACCATATCGTATCATCTGATATGGATCCTAAATGTGCTAAACTCGGATATAAATTGTTTGCAGATAACAATATTGAATTTAAAACATTAGCTTTACAAAATGCAAATGAAAATGACTACGAAGGTATTTCAGCTATTTTTTGTACTAGTGTAGAACATATTCCTCATAATATTATTCAAGATATGATTGATAAAAAAGATAAAGATTGTTGGGTTGTTCTTCAATCAACAAATATGCCTCATAAAACACATATTAATCCACATTCAACGTATAAAGATCTTGAAAAATCTTTTCGTTGGCCAAATGATGATAATATGTTTTGGTCTCCTGATTTTGCCAATTCACAAAGTAATGGAGAATGGAATCGTCATATGGTAATTGCTCGATGAGGTGCTTAGTTCCAGAAACTGGTTTAACAATTAATCCATTAGGAGAAATTGTATTATGTTGTGCTGGAGACAATGTAGCAGTATCACATATTAAAGATATCGATGATGTTGAAGAATTTTTCAATTCTAATGTATACGATGAGATTCGTCATAATTTTAAAAATAATAACTATCCACCACAATGCGATGTATGTGTAATACACCATAAAGCTGGAAGAATTGCAAGATTTGATTCTTATAATAGATTTGAGTTTCCAACATATGAAGAAGACGTTGAAAAAGATTCACGACCCATTAGATTTTTAGAAATTACTACGAGTAATATTTGTAATCAAATGTGTGTAACTTGTTCGGGTAAATATTCACATAAATGGGCTCCATATGAAAAAATGGCAGTTGAATCTGGATTACATTGGAGAGATGAGAATCATAAATTTCATACAGAAATGTATAAAATGACTGATGCTGATGTAGATAAGATACTAAAAATCGTTCCAGGTTTACAGCATCTTACAATTAAAGGTGGTGAACCATTTGCTGATCCAAATAATATTAAAATACTAGAAAAACTTGCAGATACAAACCCAGCATGTAGAGTAGAAATTTGTACAAATTTTCAATTAGTAACAAATACAGTTATTCAATTACTGCATAGATTAAAAGAAGTACATATTCAAGCAAGCATTGATGGTGTGCATGAGTTGTATGATTGGATTCGTGGTGGTAATTTTAAAAGAACTTTAAATAATATTAATCGCTATCATGCTGTTGAAGGAAGAAAGGTTGTAATCGTATCTACAATATCAATTTATAATTGGATGCATTTACCTGAATTGATTGATTTTTGGAAAGATGTTGATGGCGTTGATAGAATTAGTATGGCTAATTTAGTTACATTTCCAAAATATTGTTCTCCATTATATTTACATGAACATCATATTAAACAAGGTCTTGATAACTTTTTTAACTATTTAAAAAGCTATAAAAAAGCAAATGATACTTTATATTTAAGCGATAGACTGGTTGTAAGTGGTGTAAATAATATTTTAAGCGTAAAACCAGATCTATCTGGACGAGGCACTATTCAAAGAAGAATGGTTGAATGGATTGACTTTTGCTTAGTTGCAAGAGAAAATAATGAAGATATATATGAATTGGCTCCTTATCTAAAGGATTACAGACGTGATTGAAATTGAAAAATTCGCAAAAGATTTTTTTCAGCAAAAACGAAATATTCCACGGCATCATAAGACCATAACCTGTTATGCCGCTTTTAATCATATGCGCATTAAAAGAAATGGTATGATGATGCCGTGTTGTTTTTCAACTTCTCATCAAAAATGGGAAAAAGGAAAAACTAGTTTAAAAGATTATTGGTTTGGTGGAGTGAATGAAGAATATCAAGATGATTTTCTTGAAGGTGGCTTAAGTAGAGGTTGTGTAAAATCTTGTGGTAGTAGGATTAATAAATTATTGCCTCCACCAATATACGATTATGATTGGAATGTTGGTGATGAAAGACTAGAGCATGCAATGGATCCAGATTCTTGGCCAAAAGTATTTGAATTTGAAATTTCAAATCTATGTAATATGGCATGTGTAATGTGTATGGGAGAATTAAGTTCAAAACATATGCTAGGTCGAGATAAAGATTTAAAAAAATACGATCAAAATACTTTTGATGATGATGAAAATTTAGAACAATTATTAATTGAATTAGAAGAGTTTATTCCTCATTTACATACTATTAGATTTACCGGTGGAGAACCTTTTGCGCATAAAGGTTTTTATAGAATAGCTGAGCTTGTGACAAAATTAAACCCTGACATGGTCATTGATATTACAACAAATGGAAGCATTTATAACACAAAGGTAGATAAGTTTGCTAAACTTTTGAATATGAAATTATCTATGTCTCTAGATACTGTAATAAAAGATGAATACGATAAAATACGAATTGGTGGTGTTCATTCTGAAACTTTAGGAAATATTCAAAAATTTAAAAATGTATTAGGATCAGATAATATTAAAATTAACTCAACTTTAATGTCTATTAACTGTTTAAATATTGATACGTTTTTTCAATATGCGTTTGATAATAACTTTGAACCATTTATTAATGGTTACGATAGACACGGTAGAGAACATACAATTGATTGGAATGTTTCTAATATTGATATACATCAACGAAGAGAAGTTATAGATATATTACAAAATAAATGGATTCGAAAAAAGCATCATTTACAATTAGGTGATTCATTTATTGAAGCAGTCAAAAAGACAATAACATTATTAGAACCTAAATTATATGTCGAATAAAATAGATTTACAAAGTTGGAATGAATTTCAAAACTCAAGAGCAATTCCTTTTAAAGATAAAATTATAAGTTGCTATGCACCATTTAATCATTTACGAATTCGTAGAGATGGTGGTCTTCAACCATGTTGTTTTTTTGGTCATAATGAAAAATGGGTCAATGGAAAGTTTAGTTTAAAAGATTATTGGTTCGGTGAAGAATCTCTAAATGCTAGTGTACAAGAATCTATGTTCGAAAAGCAAACTATGCATCATGGTTGTAATCCAACATGTGGTAACAGAATTGCAAACAATATTCAACCTCCCGTTAATGAGTATGATTGGAATGTTGGTGATGAAAGACTAGAGCATGCAATGGATCCAGATTCTTGGCCAAAAGTTGTTGAATGGGAGATTTCAAATCTTTGCAATATGGCGTGTCCAATGTGTTTCGGTTATTTGTCTTCTAAACATATGCTTGGTAGAGATAAACATTTAGGACCTTGGCCAGAAAATGTATTTGACGACGATGACAATATGAATCAAATACTAAAAGAACTTGAAGAATTTGTTCCACATTTAAAAGAATTTAGATTTGTTGGTGGTGAACCTTTTGCTCATAAAGCCTTTTATAGTATTTGTGAAATTATATCAAATCTTAACCCAAATATCGAAGTTCAAGTTTGTACTAATGGAAGTGTATATAATAAAAAAGTAGAAAAAATTTGTAAAGAAAATAATCTTAAGTTAAGTATTTCTTTAGATACTGTAATGCCAGAAGAGTATCCAATTATTAGAGTAGGTGGAACTCATAAACAAACTTTTAGTAATGTAGAAAAATTTAAAAAACAAATTGGATCTGATAATATTACAATTAATGCAGTATTATTAAATATTAATGCTGAAAATATAGATCAATTTTTTAAGTTCGCAATTGATAACGAATTTAAGTGTTTTATTAATCAATATCATAGAAGATCGCGTGAACACACAGAAGACTTAAGTCATGAATTATTAGGTAAAGAAAAAATACAAAGTATTATTAATAAAATAAGACATTATTGGACTAATGATGTACCAAAGCCGCATGAAGTTTTTGGTGAATGGCCAGAGTATTTACAAGACGCCCAAAAGGCTATAGATAAATGTATAGCTTTATTAGAAAACGATAAAAATTTGCACAATTTGATTTAGTCATGAGTTTAGATAAAACAAATAACGATAGCCTATTGCTATCTACAGCTCCAGTAGAAATATCTAAAGATATAAGAAAAAAACGGCAAGGTGTTGAATCAATAAAAATTCAACATGGTACTCGTAAAACAAGTATTGCCTTTGTTATTATGGGTATGTGGGCTCCATTAATGCCTCCATATAATTTAGCAAGACTTATTGCAATTACTAGAGCGGCTGGATATAAAACATACGGATTTGATTTTAATATTGATTCATATCAGTATTTAAGATTTGAAGATCCCGCAATGAAAGATGCATGGGAACCAAGTAGTTATTGGTGGTGGGATGCTATTGATAGATTTGAAGAAAAAATATTACCGTCATATCAAGATTTTTTAGATGAATATGTTGAAGAATTATTATCTATAGAAACTGATATAATTGGATTTACTGTTTATCATACAAATATTCATTCTACAGATTATGTTGCACAAAGAATAAAAGAAAAAAAACCTGATGTTACCATATTATATGGCGGACCAGAATGTATGGATGAAAAATGGCAAGCACGCGACAATGGAAGTGCAGTACGCCGTTGGGTTGATTATTCATTTATTGGAGAATCAGAACAAAATCTATTTGATTTTTTAGACGATTGGGAAATGGGTATTAAACCAAAAAGCAATATTATTGGTGGTTTGTATGGAAAGAAAAGAGCTGACTTAGATAGTTTTCCCTTTCCAGATTATAGCGATTTTCCATTAGAAATGTATAAACTTTCAAATTCTGTTTGTACTGAATTAACTAGAGGTTGTGTAGCACGTTGTACGTATTGTCAAGAAGTATGGTATTGGAAATTTAGAGATCGTGATGGTGTCAAAGTTGTAGATGAAATGATGTATCAATATGAACAACATGGTACTTCATTTGTATTTTTTGCTGATAGCTTAATGAATGGAAATATTAAAGAATTTAAAAAATTCTTAGAATATAAAATAGAAAAAGATCCACGCGGCATTATTTCTTGGGTTGGATATCTTCGTGCTGATAAAAGAATGGATGACGAATTTTATGAATTAATTTATAAAGCTGGTGGAAGAAGTTTTAACTATGGATTTGAAACAGGTAGCCAAAAAGTATTAGATGCTATTAATAAGAAAAATACTATCGAAGATATTAATGCAAATATTATTTCTGCAGAAAAATATAATGTTAATACCGTAGCGTTATGGATTATTGGCGCACCAGAAGAAGATCATGAAGCATTTGCGCATAGTTTTAATTTATTGTGGAATCATAGAAGAAGAATTCATTCAATTGCACCTGGCACTGGATTGTGGGATATTCCAGGTACTGCGTATGACGATAGAGAAAAATTTAATCTAAATGAAAGAAATGATCCATGGTTTGGAGCTTGGTACACTAAAGATCTTAAAAATACTAGATTTCATCGGTATTTAAGAGTCAAACATATGCACATTTGGATTAAAATTTGTAACGAATTTGAAAAGCCATTTGTTATAAACGGCGATAATAAAAATAACAGAATTTTAAATTCACACGAAAATGGAAATGTTTTAAAACACTTTAACATTGAGTTTCAAGACGAATCTAAATTTAATAATGAATTAGAATACGAATACGATTTTGATTACAATATTATTAAATCTGATTTCGGAGATTTTGCAAATTCGGCCATGAATGAAGTTTTTGTATTATTGAGAATGATATGGAGAGCTAGAGGTGGATATAAAATTAAGTTAAAATATGATACCGCAGATTTAGATATAACTGAATTTGAATATATGTTTGATGCGGGTAAATTTTATAATTATAAATCTTTAATTAATTTTAATATTGATCGAGATGGTAATTATACTATTCATAATACATATGATCTTAAGCTTACGGATGAAGCATTTCTTAATAAAATTGACAACTCGTTTCAATATGAATTTAAAATGTCTGGAAAATGGTAATGATTGATGAACACGAAGTAATTATAAATGCGTATTTTACGAATGATACAAAAACACAAGTATCAGTTTATATTAATAGTGAAGACGGTACTCGCGTTGAAAATATATTAGTAGGGACTAGAAAATTTAATAAACTTTTAGAATATGTTCCATTAACAGATATACATTTAAATACAACTGAAAGATTAGAAAACGCGACTATTCGAAATAAATCGATTGCAAAAGCTTTTGCTGAAGCAGAAGGATACGAGCAAAAAACAGAAAATCCATTTTTAGATTTTTTTGCAAAAATGTTTAATGATGACATTGAACAACCAGACTTATTTAAAATAAAATTGGACGCTCTTCTATTCATAAAAGACTATACTAAAGATAAAAAAGTTTTACAAAAAATTAAAAAATCAAAAACCGGTCGGGAAATTATGCAAATTATTTTAGAGGCTACCTCTTCTCCCTCCTAACTACAGTTAATTATACCACATTTAGGTATTTTGTAAACCCTGTATTTTTTCATCTAAAATTAAAAAAAAGCATGTACATTGCTTTCAATGTATGGTAGAATATACTATAATTGAAATGGAGAAAACATGAGTACTATTTACTTAGATATGGATGGAGTGATTGCCGATTTTTTCGGTGGTCTCGAGGACTATTACAATGTTCAGCATTGGAAAGAATTGGATATTGAAGAATCGATTATGAATCTTCGTAATACGAGTTTCTTCTATGATCTCTTACCCTTTGTCACTGCTGGTAAACTTATCGAAAAAGTTCATGATGAAGTTGGTAGTTTAGGATATGGAATTTGTTCTTCTCCTCTACGTGGAGATTTTGCAAACTCTTCTTATTGGAAACGTCGTTGGTTAGAAGAACGTGATTGGATGCCTGTAGTTCGTAATTGTATTTTTACGGGTCAAAAAGAACGTTATGCAACAAATACCTATGATGGTAGTCCTAATATTTTGATTGACGATAAACCTACAAACATCGCTCGTTGGAATAAAGCTGGTGGTATCGGTATTCGATATCAAGCTAATGAAGACGATCTTGAAGATTATCTATTCCCTAAAATGGAGGAAGCCCTTGACTTTATTCGAAGTTCTCGCTTTAAGACATAAATATGAAATGCTAGTAGATCGGTTCTCGCTACCATCGCGGGAGTCTGATATAGATAGTATCATGTGGTTCATTAAAAATGGCCACAAATCAAATCGTCTTCGTAATGGTTATGGTGAAGCTAAAGAAATTGCTACCATCATTAAGGAGTACTATTATGGTGGACAAAGAGGACATAAAAATCTCAGAAGAGATGAGTGATGAAGAGATGGCAAGATTGAAAGAACTCTCCGAAATGGAGAGAGCTGATAGAAAACAGCTACAGCAAAGATATATGGCATGGTCAGCTATTGCTTCAATGGTGGTGTTTACACTATTGTTGTTTACACCATTAGTAAAAGAATCTCGAGTAGCAGCACTTGCTGATTTACTTGGACTCTTTTATATTGCCCAAGCGGGTGTTGTTGGTGCCTTTATGGGCATGTCAGCATGGATGAGCAAAGGTGGCGGAGGCCGCTAATTTAAAAAGGTTTTGTTATGAAACGGTTGATTTATCAGGTATACGTTGGACCTCGTTCACGTCTTTATGATCATTGTGTAAAATCGGTTGCAGAGTATTGTAAAAAATATGGCATCGATCATGAGGTCCAACGTCATCCTATTCTAAGAATTAAACCAGATGTATTCTCTACAAATCGTAGTAAAGAATCATATGAAAAGTATGGTGGTTATTTACCAATCTTTGAAAAAGAAAATGCTTTTACTTACTTTCCGAAATATGATCAGATCGCAATTATTGATGCAGATATTTGGATTCGTCCAGATGCACCAAATATTTTTGAAGACTTAACTGATGAGTATGATGCTGGATTTGTTATGGAAAGACAAATGCCTATTACACCACAATACGATCGTAAGATCGCGAACTATAGTCGTATGCAATATGGTATGAGTCCAATCAATAAGCTTTTTGATTTTAAACATAAAGCTGGTGCAGATTTTTATAATATGGGAATGATGGTTCTGAATAAACGATTCTCTAAATATTTAAAAGGTGAAACTCCTCATCAATTTTTAAGACGCCCACAATTTAAACCATTTGTTGATGGCATGGGTGCATGGAAATGGTCTACAGATCAGACATTATTGAATGTATGGATTAAAGAAGAAAGAATGAGAATCAAAGATCTTGATTGGAAATGGAATGGTTTGTTTAGTGGAATTGATATGAAAAGTATTAAACAAGCTTATTTTGTACATTTCTTTTTGAAAGATAAATTACCGAAACGTGGTGAAGATGTAGAACAATTAATGAAACATGTTAACTAATATAGTTCCAACAAAAAATAGATTTACTGGTATTAAAACGTATGCTGGCAATAAATCTTTTTTTGCTAATTATAACGGTGAGAAAGTAAAAGTTTATGAGCCGTTTAATAAAGATCAATTAGATCTTCGTCTTTATATTGATAAACATCCGATTAGTAAATATTTTCCGAAGGTTTTAGGTGTAGAAGATAATTGTGTTATAGAAGAATTTATCGTTGGTAATGACCGTGTAACTGAAAAACAAGTATATCAATTTTATAAAGAACTTATGGAAGTCCCATATCACAAGATGACATGGGACTATTATGATTACATATATAATAGAGTTGGATTAACACGACCACTTACAAGTTGGCCATTAAAGGTAAATCATAATGATATTACAAAAGAAAACATATTGTGTGTTGATGGACAATTAAAGATCGTTGATAATGAAATGTTAGCTATGAACGATGCTTGGGCTATGAATACATTTAATAGTAATATTATGGATGATAAGCATATAAATGGAATAAATTTAGTGGATCATTGGAGAATTAGAAAACTATGGAAGAAGTAATTAGAAAACATTATACGGGAAATGCAGCTGAACGATATGAAGCTGGTAGAAAAAATAATCCAAAATGGATGACAGAACAAAAAGTAGTTGAAGACTTTGTTCGAATGAATCGAGATATTACTACAGTTATTGATGCTCCATTGGGAACTAATCGATATGGCATGTTTTTAGAAGGTCAAACACATGTTGAAAAAGTACTTGGTTATGAGTTTGCTGACGATATGATTAAAGAAGCTGAGAAAAGCATATCATCTAAATTAGAAATATATAAACATGATTTGGTTAATAATCCAATTAAAGAATACGCTGACTTATCAATCATTATGCGTATGTTAAATTTATTTGATGAAGATAATTCAACTCGAATCTTAAATAATATTTTATGTGCTACGAAGAAATATTGTATTTTAAGTTTAAGACACTGGCTAAATGAACCGACATATATTGAGAATAAAATTTGGATTCAAAATTTACATGCAATGGAATATGTAATTAATCAAGCTGGATTTGATATTATAGCTGAAAAAGAAATTCAAGATAAAAGAAACGGGCAATATAGTATTTTTACTTTGGAAAAAACATGAAGATATACAAATATGAAAGCTATGAAAAATATGTAGAAGCTCAGACAAAGGCGAATGTAAAAAAACTGAGGAACGTATGGGTTCGACAAGCGACTGTAGAAAAAATTGTAAATGAAAATTTGATGATTAGTTCTGTCTTATGTCATGGCACTCGCAATGCACGAGAACAAGAATATTTTAAAAACTTATTACCTTTTGCTGAAATTATTGGCACTGAAATTTCTCATACTGCATCTCAATTTCCAATGACAGAACAACATGATTTTCATGAACCAAAAAATAAATGGTTAAATAAATTTGATATTGTGTATTCTAATTCGTTTGACCATAGTTATGATCCAGAAAAATGTATTAATACTTGGAAAGATCAATTGAGTTCGAATGGATCTTTATATGTTGAATGGGCGTGGGATCCTAGTGATAACAGATCACGAGCATCTGATCCATTAGAATTAAGTGAAGAAGAACTTTTAGAACTATGTTCAAGCGCTGATTTAAAACTTATAAGTAGTTTCGAGCAAGATAAAGGACAAGCTAAAATTTATAGGTTTAAAAAATGAAATCATTTGTAATTTATGTTGAAGGTCATAAACAGTCCGAAAAACAAGCCGAAAAGTGTAGAGCAAGTTGTTATCAGTCTGGATTTAATGCTGAACTTATGAAAGGTGTTACGCCTGAAACTCTTTCTGAATATGTGGAATATGAAGATGCACAAGGTGGTCGTATTACTTCATTCAAGCGAGAGAGTAAAAGAGTCTATGAAAGTAAAAAATCTTGTTTTACAAATCATGTAAGAGTATGGCAAAAATGTGTTGAATTGAATGAACCTGTAGCATTCTTAGAACAAGACTCTGGAAATATTAGAAAATGGAATCATACACAATTTGATGAAGTACTTATCTTAAATGCTGAATCTGCCTTTAAACAACCAGTATTTGATCATGTAAGAAATAAACCTTGGTTGAATTTTGGCCTAAATCCTTATGTAGATACTCCACTTATTTACAATAAAGAAAATCAGTGGAAAGGTGCTGCTATGATGCCAGGAACTGCAGCTTATGCTATTACGCCGAAAGGTGCTCAAAGATTACTTGATAATTTACAAACATATGGATGGGAACAAAGTGATTATTTCATTAATAGTTATAATGTAAATATACAATACATAGTTCCAGAATATTTTACTTTTAAATCACCTAATTTGAATATGTCACATGGATATTGAAGCAAGAGTTATACGAATAAAAGATAATGAAATTTCAGAAAAAGGCGCTGAAGTTTGTATTCATTCATCAAAAACATTAGAAAATGATATTAGAATCGATAAGTTTGACGCAGTAACTCCTGACGAAGTTGGTGTTGGTCTTATTGATTATATGATAGATTGGAATTATCCATGGCAAGGTGAAGTATTTGATATTGCCACTGGTTTGAAAAAAACAGCATATCGTACATCAAATCCTGCTGCAAGAATAGCATGTGCTTTAAGTCATTATAAACTTTGGAGACAGTGCGCAGGAGCTGCAAAACCATTTCTTATTTTAGAACACGATGCAGTTTTTATTAATAAATTAGATGAGCAGATTTTGTGGTCTAATCATCAAATTATTGGCATTAATAATCCTTTATACGCCACAAGAAAAGCACGTGAATTTATGGAAATTGCAAGTAAAGGAAAAGACAATATTGTTCCAGTTCCTACAGTTGATTCTGTAAATGTTCCACAAGGTTTAGCTGGTAATTCAGCATACATAATTAAACCAGATGGAGCAAAACAAATGCTTAAATTGGTAAAACAATATGGTCTATGGCCAAATGATGCTTTAATGTGTAAACAGCTCGTAAAGGGAATGGGAGTCACTCGTAAATTTTATACGAGAGTTCAAGGACTTCCATCAACAACCACATGAAACCAAACACAAGCTTTAATTTATCAGTGAGAGATATAGAAATAATCGAACAAGCATTACGAGCTAAAGCTGGTCGAAGAGGTATCGCAATTGTGAGTGGTGATGCATCAGAAAAACTCAAAGAAGAGATGCATGAAATCCAAGAGTTGCTTGGAAGAATACATCATCAAAAACATTGGTACAGACCTAAAGGTGAAATATACATAGGTGGATAATGAATACTAATTTTGTAATTACAATTATGGACAACCCAAAGTCGGTCGCAGCAGCTAAACGATGCATTGAATCTGGTCAAAAGCATGGTGGTATAGGCATTGAGATGTTTCCTGCTATTACACCTAAAGATGATTTAGCTGGTATTCTTGCAAAAGAAGGAATTGATAAACGTGGATTTGTAGAACGATATTCTCGTACTCCTAATTGTATCGCAGCATTTTTATCTCATTATACGTTATGGAAACAATGTGCCGAATCTTATAAAACGTTTTTCATATTCGAACATGATGCGGTTATTGTTAATAATATTAACAGTCAATTACAACCAACGGTTGCTATGAATCTTGGTTCTCCTTCTTATGGCAAATATAATATGCCAAGAATTGGTGAAGGTCCATTAACTTCGAAAGCATATTTTCCAGGTGCTCATGCATATTGTGTTTCACCAAAAGGTGCAGAGCAATTAGTTTATGAAGCTAAACGCAATGCAAGACCTACAGATGTATTTTTAAATATTCATACATTTCCAGGTTTACAAGAAAAATATCCTTGGCCAGTAGAATGTCAAGATAGTTTTACCACAATTCAAAATGAAACAGGGTGTTTGGCAAAACATAATTACGATGAGCAATACGAAATTATCTAAACTTTTTATTACTGGTTGTGATCATCGGACTCGTTGGCAGTTGCCATGGTTCCTTGAAAATTTTAAAAAATGGAATGATACACCAATCAAGATCTACGATTTTGATGAATTTAATCCAAAAACAAAAGGTTGGTTTAAAAAACCCTCAGCGATGTTAGATGCAACCGCACTTGCAGATCAAGTTGTATGGTTAGATACAGATTGCGAGATACTTGGTAATTTAGATACGATATGGAAATACATTGAGCCAAATAAATTAGCTATGTGTCAAGATCTTCCATGGTCCACAAGATCAGGAGAAATGTGGCATAATTCTGGAGTGGTTGGAATTCAAGGACCAATTCAAGTTTTAAGAGATTGGAGTATTGCTGTAGAACAAAGCCCAATACAAGGTGATCAAGAAACACTTCACTATATGTTAAAAGACGATTTGAAGAGAATGATATATATTTCTGAAATTCCAAGACGATTTAATGTTTTGCGTATAGATCATTTAGATGATACTGTGCCAAGAAATCCATTAATTTATCATTGGACTGGTTATAAAGGTAATATTCATATAAAAGGTTTAATAGATGGCTAAAGTAGTTCATGTGATTGGTAATGGAGATTGGGCATCTCTATATCAAAGAGAGCAGCGTAAAGGATTAAAGCTTACGTGTAATCTCCCGCCGTTTGCGGTTCCAGATGCTTGGGCAACCTGTATTGTTGATTTTAAATTTATGAAAGCATTGACTGATGGATCTTTACAAGCACCAGGCCAATGGATTCTTGGGTATCGTCCAAAAATTCATATGGAAAAATATCCTGGTTTTTATATGAAACATGCTGCTCAAGTAAAAGAGTTTTATTTAGATTTGCCACCATACGCTAAAGTACATGCATCTGATACGAAGGGAAATATGTACACTAATTTTAGTTGTGGTCATATGGCAGTACATTACGCAGCGAATAAATTAAAAGCAGATGAAATCAATATGTGGGGATTTGATTCAATGTTTGATTTTAATTTGAATAGTTGTTCAGATTTTTATTTGAGCTCTGTAAGAGATCCTCGACAAAATAATAAACTCTCTACAAATTGGAGACCTATTTGGACAGGCATGTTTAAAGAGTTTAGTAAAACAAAATTTAAAATTCACCACATTCATGATGGTTTTAAAATGGGCGTAAGCGGTAATGTTGAAGCTATAGTCCATGAGAAAAAAATAAAAAAATGAAGTTAATACAAGAAACAAAAGGAGAATCGTCAGTATTTGAGCTATATGATAATAAAATCATTAAAAAATTTAATAAAAAATATGGAAAAAATTATAATCAAGAATGGTTTAATAACTATTTCGAGCTAGCTCAATATATGGATTTTTTACCAACTATTGTTTCATATACTCCGGGTGAACAAATAATAATGGAAAAATATTCTGGAAAAAGTATGCGGGACTGGATTGACGATCAACATAATTTATGTCTTAAAACTGGTGATATTACATATTGGGGCAAATCTATTTTACAATGTATAAAAATAGTTTCTAATATTAATTCAGCATTTATAAATTATTCTGCTTATAAAGGTAAATTAATTAAGCATATTGACATTTCAATTGATAACATTCTCATGAGACACCCAGGAAATTATTGTTTAATAGATTTAGATTCTATTGCTTTCGATTGGACTGGATTTGGTATTGAACCTTATGCTCATACGTGGTTAAATGATATGTACGCGCACTATGTGATTAGAGAAAAAATAGAGGCAACTTTAAACCTAAATAAATGATAAGTGGTTGATTTCAAACAAAACAAAAACATGTACATTCCTTTCTAGATAGTGTAAGATGGTTATATCAAATGAAGGAGAATGTTATGGAATTCAAATGGATGGTTACAGCTACTAATGCAAAAGGTGATTTTTTTGAGAAAAAATTCAAAGATGCCGAACTAGCTGACATTTGTCATAAACAACTTTATAATGAAGTTGATGATCGTGGTCTTTGGAAATGGGGTTCAATTCGTACCACTAATATGGAGACCTTGCGGGCTGATATTATTACTGGTATTCTTGGTCAATCTCGTGAAGGTCAAGTTCCTAACTGTGTAGCATTATGATTTTAGTAGAAGGTAGTACAAAAAATAAGCGGCGTCTTGCAGAAGAGGCCGCTTTATTTGCATGGAAAGAACTTTTTCCACGGATAAATAACTGTATAATAGAAATCCATTTGAAAAAAATGGATGGTTATCAGGGTACATGTGAACAGATCGATGATAGAGAATACGAGCTACAAATCGATAGTAAACAAAGTTATGAAGACTTTGTCACATGTATATTTCACGAAATGGTTCATGTTAAGCAATACATTCGTAAAGAATTGTATTCTGAATGTGTATTCTGGAAGACTCGTGAAGAGTACTTAAATTTGCCTTGGGAAATCGAGGCTTATGAAAAACAGGAGGTTTTGTTAGAAAGATGGAGGAAGACAAAAAAATCGACCAAGGTGGATGGAATAATCACGAAAATTCTGAACTTGAACAAATGCGCAGAGCTTTGTTGACTGTTACATCTGAGAATACACTTCTTAAAGAAAATGTTGCAGATTTAGAAAAACAAAAATATGAGTTGATGAAAAAAATAAAAGAGCTTACTGATGCTCCATGCTGCGGTGCAGGTCCACGAGCTGAAAAAGTTAAACAAATGAAAGAGAATGATGAAGTACCGAATTTACAGTAAAGCTGGATGTATTTTCTGTGATGCTGCTATGGAGCTGATGGAAAAGCACGAGATTAAATACGAAGAAATAAAAATAGATGGAAATGAAACAGCTTTACGATTTTTAAAACAACATGGATTTAAGACTGTACCACAGATCTATGATGAACGAGGTAAACATATTGGTGGCTATCAAGATTTTAAAGCTTTAGTTGATTGGCCTGAAAATCCAGCAGAATGTCATTCGTTGTAAAAAAACGAAAAAAAGTAAAAAAAAGCATGTACATTACTTTTTACTTGTTGTAGGATAGATATATCAAAAGAGGAGAAATTGATATGCATACATTCGTAGTAAAAACTCAGCACCTTGAAAACTATGGCGCCCATTGTGAGGATGGTCGTTATGCTAGCGGCAACGCCTATTGGAAATTCAAAGGCGGTGACGACTATATCGTAGAAGATGTAGAGCGCGGTGCTGACGCTATGGCTTTTGTCATGGCAAAGTACAGTGAGAACAACTTGTCATTCAAAGTGATTCCTACTGAGGTTCTTCTGATTGATCAATGGGTTGATGAGCTAAATAAGCTCGATGAGGATTATCGTGAGTTTCTTTACGATAAAGCCATACGTGTGTCGCCAAAGGATTTGGCGGCATGATAATCGACGGCCTTACAGATCATCAAGTAATATTACTCGATATGATGTGGGAATGTGAAACTCCTCGAGAGTTAATGGAATTACGTGAATGTTTAACAGAACACGAACAACAAACTATGGATGTATTGATACATCTTGTACATATGGAAACCGTTGAACCTGAAGTTTTAGCAATGAGAGAATTTCCAGCAGTTCAAAGATTGTTGGAAAAAATAAAGAATGGAAAATCTACCTGAAATTTTGAATGAGGTGCCAGAGCCCGTTCTCCTTCTCCTCTTTCTCTGTGTGGCTCTGGCACTTCTCCTTGGAGTGATCCGCCTCGTATACAAATACGCTGGCTGGATCCTCCTCGGACTTATAGGTTATTATATTATACATATGGTTGCGTAGCTCAACTGGATAGAGCAGCTGACTTCTAATCAGCAGGTTGAGGGTTCGAGTCCTTCCGCAATCGCCAATTAAAGTGAGGAAAATTATGGCTAAAGGTAATAAGAAAACTTCTATCGGAAAACGAAATGTTAAGTTTTCATCAATGAATAAATCCAAAAAACGTAGTTTCAAAAAAAATAGAGGACAAGGTTAACTCGGTGTAGCGCAGTCTGGTAGCGCATCTGGTTTGGGACCAGAGGGTCGGGAGTTCGAATCTCTCCACCGAGACCAAGCCTCCTTGATGGAATAGGTAGACATAACAGACTTAAAATCTGTGGCCGTTAGGCGTCCCGGTTCGAGTCCGGGAGGAGGCACCAAAATTTTTTATGATGATAGTGATGAAAATATCCTGCAGCGTTTGGCATTTCTTGAAATCCATCTAAAATATAATTCCAACACATTGGTAAAAAATTGTGTTTACAACCATATCGTTCTATTATATAACTGATGTAAACTTCGTTATTAAAGTCTGAACATAGCTCTTTACATTCATCAAATCTTTCACTAAACTTTAATTCTTCCATTGATGCTTTATCACAATGGAAAACACCTGTGTTGTAAATGATATTATTATATTTACGACCTTCAGACGCTAACATCATTTGTTTATCTAAAAGCTTATCATATTCTCTCATACCAACTTTTGGAAATGTTGGATATAAACTTAGACCATTTACTTTTCTAAAAATGTCAGGCGCATGGTCAGTTGGAATAACGTCATAATCAATATATAATACTTGATCAAATTGTTGAGCATATTTTTCTGCTAACAATATTTTATTTAATTGTAAATCATCATAATTGTCTATATCATCAGGTGTATGAAGAGCATATGTTGCTCCATACTTTAGTGCATAATTTCTTTGCTTATTTTCTATATAGTCTGCGTATTCTTCAAACTGATCATTCAGCGGAAGATACTGGGTGAATATTATTTTGCTCACACCATTCCCTTACCCAATCAAATTCTTTATTAATAACATGAATAAAATTAGTACCATTTGGCACATAACAATGATTATCCATAAAGTGGTGCCAATCAGGCCGTAACCATATATTTGGCACTTTATTTATTTTATTTTTTACACTCCATAAAGTTTCATTATCCCACCCGAATATTTCTTGAATCCACATAGGATACATAGAATCTTCTTCATGTTTTAATTCTGACATTGTTTCAAGCCAATAATCATGATCTTCAAAATATGCTAACTTATCTAGCCATTTTTTATTGCATCCAACAATCCCAGTATTGTAGACAAAGTTTTTAGGATCTTCTCCTTCGTTTAATAATAAAGCAATTGCATTCCAGTATTTAGCAGCAGGAGATCTAATACTATGTGCCGATTCATCTACTTGTTCTCTCCATTTTGCTTGATCTCTTATATTTCTAAGAGATGCATTTACCTTTGGATCATTTTGAAAAATAGCAATGCCTTCATTTAAATCGTGTTCGGCAAAAAAGTTTTTCTTTGTAATAGGAACAACATCAATATCTAGATAAAGAACCTCATCGAATTCTCGAGACAATTCATACATTAAATGAATTTTATAAAAATTTACAATATTCCAAACTGTAACGTCAGTATGATTTTCTTTATACCATTTTTCAAATTCTAAATATTTGTCGTCTCTAGTATATTGTCTATACTCTGCGTCGATACTTTTAGCGTATGTCTTTTGCATTGCTGTAAGCCAATCATGGTTTTGTAAAAACACTCGATTAGCTTTATCATTTTTAGATTCAGTTTCACCTGGATATGGTGGTTGCCAATCTAAATCATCATTTGGGATTTGAATAAAAATACTATAAATAACTCGTTTCATAGTGTTATATATAAATCATTTTTTTTATAAATAATACTAAATAGCGGCAGGGTAGCAATACCGACAAAGAAACGAGGATTTCATGGCCCAATACGAAGAATTTACAATCGACCAAGGCACAGACGTGGCCATTGAAATACATTGCGAAGACGAGAATGGTAATACTAAAGATCTTACCAATCACCAAATCAAAGCTCAGCTAAGAAAAAATTATTCAACAACAACTGCAACTAATTTTAATTCTATCATTGCATCTCCGCCTACTGATGGAATTGCAACTTTATCTCTAACTAATACTGAAACCGCAGCATTAGCAAAAGGTAGATATGTCTATGATGTTGAGCTTTCATTTTTAGATAGCGATAACAATCCAGTTATTGAAAGAATCCTTGAAGGTAGAATTCAAGTTACTCCAGGAGTAACAACTTTAGATCACAGTAGTGGCGGAGGAGTTAACTAATGGCAACTTTCGTCAAAAAGATAGTAGTTGGAACTCCAGTAAAAAAAGTTACAGCTGGTTCATTCGATATTAGTAATATTGGTGGTGTTAATATATCAGGTGACGCTGGTACAGGTCAAAACGTCGGTGAAGGTGTACATAATGATATTTTAGTATATGACTCAGCAGCATCAGAATATCGCAATCTTAATACATTAAGACAATTAAAAGTAGATCATTTTACTTTAGACAGCAATAAAATTTCTGTTAGTTTTGGTGATCCAGGTATTTTAGATCAAATGTACATCTCTGCCCCAGACGGTGTATTTATTGACGGAAGATTAGAAGTTGATCGAATTAATACAACACAACTTGCAGTTTTTGATGATAGTTCACTTACAACTAAATTTTATGTAGATCAAGAAATTGATAAAGTTAGTGATATTATCTTTGAAATGGACGATGGTTTCTCAGATTCTGTAGTTCATTATAATGGAGAATCTTTACGAATTGCTGGTGGACGAGGCTTATCTACTCGTGGTATAAAAATTGGTAAAGTTCTTACTATTACAACTGATCTTGATTCTACAGGTGCAGATTCTGGAACATTTGGTTCTTCTATTCGTATTCCAGTTCTTACTACAAATTCACGTGGTCAAGTTACAGCAATTTCAGACGTAGCAGTTGCTTCACTTGATTCGATTAGTTATGATTCTTCAAATGGATCTGGTGTATTTAGCATTAATACATCAGATGGCGGATTATTCCAAACAACAATTAATTTAAATCCATTTACAACAACTGATCTCGAAGAAGGTACCGATATACCTCCTACCGAATCTTTCACATATGCAGTAACTGCATCTGGTAATTTTTTCTATAGTGTAACGGGTACTGATAGAGATGGATCTATAAGCGGTGGTGATCCAGCTCTTACTGTTAGAGTTGGTGATACATTAACATTTAACAACTCCGTTTGGGAAGATCATCCATTATTAATCAAAACGGTTGCTGAAACTGGAATTAATGATTTAGTTTCTGGAGTTACAGGTCAAGGTACAGCAACTGTAACTTGGACTCCTACTGAAACTGGGACATTCTATTATCAATGTCGTGTACATGAAGATATGTATGGTGTTATTACTGTACTACCACGTCAAGAAGCATCTCAATATTATTCAAGAGCGAGATTTGATTCTGCATTAGGCGATTCAACTTCAAGACAAACCATTCGTAATTATGTAAGTGGATCTGGCGACCTTGAATATGATCCCACAACTGGTGTATTTTCAGTTGATGTTCAACAAGTTTATGGTAAAGATGACTTTGACTCTGACCTTGATGAAGCGATTAATAATAGTTATAACATTCATTGGTATGAAGATAGCAACTATTTTGATCTTGGCATTAAACAAGATGTTGATTCAGGTTCATATGGTTCTGCTACAGAAGTACCAGTAATTACAGTTGACAGATATGGTCGTGTTGATAGTATTGGTACTGTATTAGTTGCTTCTGTTGATAGTACACGTTGGATATCAGATACTAATACATTTAGAATTAGCACAGGTGATGGACAAGTCTTTAATACTATTATTGATAGTTTTAATAGTAATGTTTTAATACAAGATGACATATCATTAAACTTTGGTGTAAGTAATGATCTTGTAATTAAACATAATACAACTTCTAATTTAGATGAAATTACTGCTACAGTTCCATTAGTAATCAGTTCGAGTGATTCAATTTCTATTGATGCGATAAGTGGCAATATTCATATTGGTGGAGATCTTTTACCATCAGCTGATTCAGTATATGATTTAGGTTCACCAACCCAAAAATGGAAAGATTTGCATCTTTCTGGTAATACAATTAATCTTGGTGGAGTAAAACTAGAAGATAGTCAAGGTACATTTGCTATTAAAACTGCAAGCGGTGTACCTGGTGATTTAAAACTAAGACATTTAAATGCTGACTCTGCATTTATTAGTCAATTAACCGTAGATAGTATTAATGTTGGTCAACTAAATCTATCTAATGCTGATATGGACAGCTTATATGTTGATAATCTTAATGTTGTTACTGGTGATATTGATAACGCAACGTTAGGTCAAACAACTATTGATAGCGCCTATATTAGCCAACTAAATGTTGTAAATGCAGATATTGATACACTTACATCAGCCGATGCTATTTTAGATAGTGCGTATATTGGGCAATTAAATGTAAGTCAAGCCGATGTAGATAGTCTTTATGCAGATCAGTTAAATGTTGATGTTGCAGATATTGATAACGCAACATTAAGTCAAGTAACAATTGATTCTGCTCATGCTGATAGATTAGATGTTGCGGTTGCTCATGTTGATGAGGCAACTATTGACTCTGCAAGAATTGAAAACTTAAGCGTAGACATTTTAAATGCTGATTCAGTATCAGCAGACTTTATAAGATTTGATCCAGTACTTTGGAATGATAACGCTAAACCTACAACTGATGAAGGTGCAGTATATTATAACTCTGGACCTGATGCTCTTGTTTATAAACCAGCTACTGCTTCTCCAATTAAAATTGGTCAAGATGAAGTAACACGAGTTTATAACAACACTGGCGCTATGATTCCTCGTGGTGCTCCAGTTTATGTTACTGGTGCGACTAACGACTTCCCAACAATTGCGAAAGCACAAGCAGACGATATTACTACTATTGATGCTACAATCGGTGTTCTAAAAGATAGTATTAACGCAAGTTCTTTTGGTTTAGTACTTAATAGAGGTTTAATCGGAAGATTAGACACTTCATCATATAGCGTTGGTGATTTACTATATGTATCTGCGGATAGTGCTGGTAAGTTTACTACAACTGTTCCAACATATCCAAACTTTGCATATGAAATTGGTAGAGTTCTAGTTGTAGACTCACAAGGTGGAGCTAATGTTGGTGGTTGTATACAAATCGCACAACAAAAAGAATTCTTCGAAGAATTGCGAGTTACTGGTTCTGGTAGAATCGATCAAAACTTTACAATTGGTGGTAACCTTACTGTTATTGGTTCGCAAATTCAAACAACTACTCAGAGTTTGGCTGTTGACGATACGGTTATTGAAATGGGTGCTGGTGATACTATTGGTGCCGCAGGTACGACTTTCAATGGAACCGGACAAAATGACGGTGTATTTATTGGTCATTATACTGGTGATAGTGTTGTTAATTACCACGTAAGAATCGATTCAGCTGGTGGAACAGGCGATACAATTGAATGGTCTTATGATAGTCAATATGGAACATTAGAAACATTCGACTCTGCTGGCGGTGTTGGACCTACTAAGTTTGTATTATCGGCAGGTTCTTTGGTGGCAGCATTAGATGATGGTGTTAGTATTAAATTTACTGCACCAACAGGACATGACTTAGCAGATAGTTGGAATGGTGAAGCTTCTCCAATTAATGTTCAAATTGGTATTGTCGGTAACTATAATCCAGATAATGATTCGCATGCGTATTCAGGTTTAATTAGAGATCCATCAGATAATAGATGGAAATTCTTCCAGCAATATCTACCTGATCCACAAGCAAATATTAATTTTGGACATGCTTCACTTGAATTTGCTCCAGTTCAAATGGAAACACTATACGCAAGTACAGTAAATGCAGATTTAACAGGCGATGTCACTGGTACAGTATCTGATATTTCGAATCATTCAACTACTCAACTTGCTGAAGGTGATAATCTTTATTACTTAGCATCACGAGTTGATAGTGATATTCTTGATTCGATTGCTACAAATAACTTAGATGTTGCTACTGGTGATATTAGTCAATTTACTTCTGACTCTGCGTTTATTACTCAATTAAACGTAGTAACAGCAGATATCGATACCCTTACATCGGCCGATGCTATACTCGATTCGGCATATATCGGACAATTAAATGTAAGCCAAGCTGATGTTGATTCACTTTACGTAGATCAATTAAATGTAACAACTGCGGATATTGATACATTGACTTCAACTGATGCTATATTAGATAGCGCTTATGTTGGACAACTTAATGTTGCAACCGGCGATATCGATACCCTCACATCAGCTAATGCTTCACTTGATTCTGCTTATATTGGGCAATTAAATGTTACGACTGGTGATATTGATACCTTTACATCAGCAAATGCAAATATTGATTCAGCTTATATTGGTCAGCTTAATGTTTCACAAGGTGATATTGATAGTTTACATGCTTCTCAATTGAATGCTGATAGCGCTCATATAACTCAATTAAATGTAAGTCAAGCACACATCGATAGTCTATACGCAGATAATATTAACTTAGCATCTGTCGATATTGATACATTTACTGCTGATTCAGCAATCATAACCTCTATATCTGGTGACTCTGCAGTATTTACTGATATTGTTAGATCTGGTGCTACAAGTTATAATGGAACATGGGGTTCAGCATCATTAGTACCAATTATTACGCTTGACTCATCAGGTTTTGTTGATAGTATTGGAACAACTTCGGTTGCTGGTGTAACAGCATTTGCATGGGATTCGGCAACTTCAACTGCTACCATTAGTACTGCAGACGGCGGTTCATATCCAGCAATTATAAATGGTTGGCATCAAGTTACAAGTAATCTTATACCATCACTTGATTCAACATATGATCTTGGTTCTGCGACAAACAAATGGAGGGACTTACATCTTTCTGGATCTACTATCAATCTTGGAGATATTAAATTACAAGATAGCGATGGTGGCCTTAAAGTTATGCACACCAGCGGAGTTATGGCCCAAGCAAAAGTTGGTCATATTAAAGCTGATTCAGCTGCATTTGATCTTTTACAAGTTCGTGACGATTCTAATGGTGATTTTAGAATTGAAAATAATATCATTCAAAGAACATATGAAAATAGAGATTCATTAAATCTTGTACCTGGTATTACACAAGACTCAAATGCTCAAGGTTTAGTTAACATTTATGTAAGAACTGGATTTAAAACAGGTCAACACAGATATTATAAACAGGGATCTGCAAAAGGTTATTTCCTTGCATATGATTCAGATCATCTTTACACTGATAAAGAAATTCAAGCTCCGCTTCTTGATTTACTTCCAGGTGTAACATATAGATTCCATCATAATGATTCTTCAATGGATACGCATGATATTCGATTCTATTGGGATAATCAAAAATCTGGATTACTTTCTGATAGTGCGGCAGATATTAAATATGTTGGCACTGCTGGTAGTATTGATGTTGGAAATTCATATGCACAAATTAAAGTAAAAGATGATGGACCTCGTTCATTTGGATATCAATGTTTGAACCATCCATATATGGGTAATCTTGCAATTTCAAACAGCGGTGCTGGTGGAAGAATTATTGGAACATCAAGCGGTATTAAAGTTAAAGGTAATATTGAAGGAATTATTGACGGCGGAACGTATTAAGAGTATAAATAGATCAAAGCTGAGTTTTTACTCATAATGCTTTCCTTATTAGGACAAAAAAATGGCAGATATTAGACTTAAACGGTCCTCAGTTACTGGTAAAGAACCAGGAACCTCGGATTTAGAATACGGTGAATTGGCTTTAAACTATGCCGATGGTATTCTATATTATAAAAATAGCAATAATGTTGTTGCAAGTATTTCTGGTGGTGGTGCTGAAGCAGATAGTGCTGCTCCAAGCGGATCATCATTAAGAGGTGGCGATTTATGGTGGGACGCTGTTAACGGTCGTTTAAAAATTTATTATGATGATGGAGATCCAGCTGCAGCTGGTAATATTACAGTTTCAATGACTGTGAATAGTACATATACAACTAATTCTGTATATTCATTTAACACAGGTTGGGCAGATCGTAACGGTACAAAATCATATACAAATGGTACTGCAGAATCTGAAAATCCAGACATTAATATTGTTGCAGGTGATACAATCACTATATCTAATAGTGAATTTTCAGTTCATCCACTTTTCTTTGTAACTCAAGTTGATCCAGTTACAAATGATTATAATTCATCATATAACGTAGAAAATCCTCCATCAAATTATGGTGGTGGTACAAATACCGTTTCTTATCAATTCAATTCTCCAGGAACATACATTTATATTTGTGGTGTTCATGCTGCTATGATTGGATATATTTATGTTCAACCAGCCGATGGATCTGCAAGTAGACAATGGGTCGATGCATCTCCTCAAGGTCGAGGTTATACCGGTTCAGCAGGCGCAATTAACTATTCTGAAAATGCTCCATCTTCTCCAGCTGGTGGTCAAATTTGGTACGATACCAAAACTGGTAAATCATATATGTATTATATCGTTTCTGGTTATGGTCATTGGGTTTTATTTAGTGATCCAACAATTGCTGATGGCAATGAAGGATTCACAGGTTCACAAGGTTATACTGGTTCACGTGGTACAATTTCACCAAGAGGTTTAGTGTTTATTTCACCACAACCAAATGATGAACAAACATTATTATTTACAAATGCTGCTTTAACTGTTTCTGAAATAAGAGGAGTGATTAGAGCTGGAACAGATGTTGAAATAGATGTAAAATATGCAACTTCGCGAAATCTAACAGGCACAAGTATTGCGAGTGGTACAATATCAAATAATAGTACTGGTGCTACACTTACAGTTTCTAATGCTAGTGTTCCAGCAAATAGTTATGTTTGGTGTGAAGTAACAGCAGTAAACGGACTTGTAGATGAATTCCATCTTAACGTATTATTTAGTGAGTAACATATGTCGACATTAATATTTCCAAACACTCCAACACATTTAGATACTTACGTTGATCCTAATCAAGCTACATGGCAATATGATAGCGACGGTCCATATTGGAATGTGATTACATCAACTGTTCGTAAAGCTTTTAGTGGTGTAAAATTAGAAAATACTTCTCCGTTTAATTTAACAAGCGGTCTTGAAATTATTGAATTTGATACATTTGAATTTAATGTTGACAACTATTATCAAGGTACGCCTGGAAGAGTAATTGTTCCTTCAACTGGTTTTTATAGAATTCAAGTGAGTTTATTTACAGGTACCGAAGGATCTGGATCTTCCTATACAATTAAGATTAAAAAGAACGGAACAGATTTAGAAACAACTACTTTAGGTCCTAATCAAAATACGCAGTATGATCAAACATTATCACTTAATGCTGGTGATTATATAGAATTATTTGGACAAGAATCCACTGGTACTGGAACTTTACTTGCTACATGTAATTTTGTTGTCTATAGAGTTGGATTTGCACCTGGAACTGGAATTAGTAATCATGTAGCATTTAGTGGTGTAAGAGCAATTCTAAATGCTTCTGCAAATACAACAAGTATAGCAACCGCTACAACTTGGAATAATATTGATTTTAATGCAAATGCAAACGTACTTGGGGATTTATATTGGTATAATACTGAACCAGAAAGACTTTCTGTGAGAGCAAATGGTTTTTATAAAGTAAGAGCTTTTATCGAAACAAGTTCAGCTGGTTCTCAAGATTCTTATACTATAACATTACGAAGAACCCGTGGGGTAACAACTACAAATTTAACATCAATAAGTATGAGTGCCAACGATTTTATAGAATTAGATGAAATATTTCAATTCAATGAAGATGATTATGTTGAATTAATGATTTCAAATAGCGATAACACAGGCGCAATACTTTCAACCTCTTATTTAGAACTCGTCAGAGAAGGAGTATAAAATGGCATTCGTCAAATCAACCTCGACGCTTTCTGCCGATGCCGTTACAGTACCAAATATTTCTGGTGGTGATAATGGTAAAGTAGTTAGAATTACTGGAGCAAATACTGCTGTAAACGCAGCAAATACTGATACATCAACTCAATTACAAACTGTATTGGTTAAAATTGGTGGTGAGTATTATGCAGCTGGCGTAGTATCAGGTTTTAGCAGTTTAACACCTGGAACTCCTTATTATTTAGGAACAACTGGAGATTTAGTTGCTTCTCCACCAACTCCTACAACATCTACACGAGCATTGTTTATCGGCTTTGCTATAAATACGACAGATATTATTTTACGACCAGGAACACCCATTTCAGGAACTTAACTTATGGCAATTGCTAATTTAACAAGAGAAGTAACATTAGTTGATTCAGATTTTCTGGGTATGCCAGTCATGCATCATATTTCTGATGCTGGTTATTGGTATTATTATCATCCATCTGATTATGATTCAAATAATGTTCTTACTGGCAATTCAATTGTAAGTTATGAATGGGATGCAATATTGCCAGTTGTTACTGCTGATAGACTTTCAGGAACAACTAACAATATTGAATTAGACGGAACAATTGCATTTATCGATGATTCTACAAACGGTGTGTATGATGCTAATACACAAGTTCGTTATCATGGTGGATGTATACAAGATATTGGACCAGGTCAAAACGATATTACAAACCAAAATGAAAATGATGCTTATATGTTTTCTCATATTGGTACTTTTGGTGATGATAATACAAGTGCCACAGGTCCTTCAGGTGGTTCTTTAGAAGATGATGCTTTTTATTGGGATAGACTTTATCAAGCAAGTGCTGGTGGTGATTGGGCTTTTTATCAATATCACAAACACCTTCCTTCAAACTATTCAAAATATGATGACGGCCGAATAGTATTTGGTTCAGATGGTTATATTAGACCAGCCGATAAACAATTTGGATACTTGATTAATATTCTTGCAAAACAAGGTCAAAACGCGTATTCAGTTCCACTTGCTCGTATTCACACTCCTTCAGTTGGTGGTGCTCATAACTCTCATAATGACGTGACTTTACCTAATACTGCTGGTATTAACTATTTACCTGGTGGTATTTTAAAAGGTGGTTCTAATAGATTCCATGCTTTTTATATGAGCAAAACTACTAATGGTTGGAATTTATATTCGCGTACTTATACATCAGCATCTGGTTCATTTACTCCTGAAGTAAACTATGGAGATCAAACTGAAATAGCTGATGCTGTATTTAATCCCTATGCAAGTGGTGATGAAGATGCTGAAGGTACACAAAGTTCATATGCATTTAGAGCTTCATCAGGTCATGTATTTGGCTCTAAAGTGTATGTTCCAGTTGTAACTGAAGCAGCAGTAAAATCTGATTTAGAAGCAACAGTAACAGATATTGTTGGTGGTGGTATTGTTTATGCAGTAACAGTAGGTAAAGATAGACAAGGTTCTCACGCAGAAAGAAATCAACCTCGAATCTATATGAAAGTTGGAGATACTCTTACATTTGAAAACTCTCAATATCTTGCTCACCCAATGTATATTCGTACTGCTACTGGAGTAGGCCAAAATTCACATAACGTAGCAGGTGCTTCAGGAGGTGGATCAAGCGGATCAACACTTACTTTTACTCCTACGTCTGCTGGTACAGTTTATTATGTTTGTTCACTTCATAATAATATGCATGGTGAAATTGTAGTAGGAGAATTAGATGGTACATTTGATCAACAGATTTGGTCATTTACTGATGCTAATACTATTTCACCTGGTACATTAAATAAAATTGATTTGCCATTCCAATTCCAAGCACAACCATATAAACCAGATTGTTATATTTCAAGTGTAGGTACAAATCTTTATATTGCTGCATCAGGTGGATTACAAGGTGGTGCACAATTATTTAGTTGTGGGTTATCTACGTTAGATTCAGTTGGCCAATTATCGTTTGAAGGTAATATTGTTACTAATGATTCAGACGAGTATTTGCGTATGCATGGATTTAAATATAATGCTTCTACTACAAAATTCTTTACCTTATTATCTGGTGTTAACGGATCAGTGGGTAATTATGATGGAAAAGGTTTATATAGTTTTGACTTAGCAGGTGGTGCATTTGATGGCTATGCTCATATGTCATATGATACAACAACTGGTGGATTTACAACACGGCAAGCATTGCAAGCTGGGCATTTAATATATAATCATGCCACAGCAGAAATTGAATACAATACAGGCACTGAACCAGAAGGTATTGCTACTGGCACATCAATTATACAATTCGATACTGCGTCACCTCAATTTTTTAATTTAAAAGAAATTAATACTGGAAATTCAGAAGAATATTATTTCCAAGGCATTTATCTTGAAGATGGTCGTAAAGCTCTTGTTGGTAGACTTGAAGGACATCCTGAAACCACTGGTGCAGAAAATACCGGTGACTTATTACTTACAATTGTTGATAACGAAAATAATTCAGTAAGTTACACTTGGGGTAAAGAAGGTGATAACTTCCTTACAGGTATTATTGAAGATAAAGAAAATGCAAAATTAGTTTTATCTGGTTATTCAAAGGGAGAACTTGCTCCTAAAGGTGATCAATGGGTACATGGTTGGGGTAGAAATGTTCACCAATCATATGATTCTGCAAATATGAAACTATTTGATATTGCAAGAGAAGATTCAGCCAATGGTATTTTCTATACTGTAGGACAAGACTATATTAATAATATTCCTATAGTTGAAGCATGGGATAAAGATTATAATCATTATAAATCTTTAAAAATGGATTTTGGACCAGATTCTTCTCAATTAGATAATATTGATATATTAAATAATGAAAAAGCTTTTGTTTCTGGATATACATTAAATGCATCAAATAAAAGAACAGGCTTAATTAGTAAAATTGATCTTAAAACAGATACTGTTGAGTGGGTAAAAGGTTTATATCAAGGTACAAACGTTCATAAGATAACAGATCATTGTACTGTTTATAGAGATGGAACAGAATATACTGTAGGATTTATTGAAAATAATAGTTATACAGATGATTCTGATGCTACTTTTAATCATGGTCTTATATTCTTAATGGACGGAAATGGTAACGTTACTGTTTCGAAATCTACTGAAGCATTACCTGGTGCAACTCATACTCCGAATTTACATATTGAAAGAATTCAAGCGGGTCAATATAATACTGGTGATTTCTTCTTCTGTGGTTCTGAAACTCGTGGAACAAGTAGAGCACCAATGTGGGGTTATGGTAATGTATTTACTTCTGACTTAATTCACTTCAATACACGAAGATTAGATACAATTGGTGCTACTATTTCGGGTAGTACTAATACAAACTGGAGTCAAAGAGAATCAGTATTCAATGATATTGGTATTTTAAAATATTACGATGATAGTAATAAGTACGATATTGTTGTTGTAGGTCAAACCGAAGATCTTACTTTAAGTGATGGTGATTCAAATGGTAAAGGTGGCTATGGTTTACCATTAATTGAAAAACATAGCATTTATGTAGATTCTGCGCAATCTGGAATTACTACACACAATACAACTTTACATTGGGCAAAAACATATCAATCAAAATATGGTAAATTAAATTTATTTCAATCTGTACTTGTTGAAGACTCTGATAAAAGAGATTGGTGGTGGAATGAAGAAAATTTCTTCCATAATGGCCAAGTAAGATTTATTGTTGCTGGTAGCGGTCATGATTTAGATAGTAACGCTTCACACCCAGATTATACTAATGACATTCTTATGAGACAAGATACAATCTTCGCTATGATTAATGATAGTGATGGTAGTCTTGAATGGGCGAATACTCTTGGTCATATGGGTCATGATCATATTAATAAATCTATGGTATGGGATGCTCATAATAGAAATTTTGTAACGGTTGGTTCATCTACATCTCACTCTGTTGGTGAAGATGGTATTTTATTTAGATTATGGAAAGATGGATTTGGTACTGGTGTTTATCATACTGATCAATCAACTTCAAATGCTTATTATTACGATTCATCATACATTTATCCAACAGATTTTACTTTTGCTGGAGAATATGATAGTAATACATTCCCAAATACATCGTTGTCAACATTACAAGTTTCTGCAGGGCTATCTTCTTCATTAACAAACAATGCAGATAATATTGTTCACACTGAATATAATGGTTCTTATGGTGCTAATGGTTTGTTTACAGCATTTTTAGGAGTTGTAGATCAAAGAGATTTACAGGATTTTAAAAACACTGATCAATTTATTCGCGAATCACAAGAAGGTAAAATTGTACATAGAGTCCCAGATGATTTCTTTGATATTCATCAAGTTTCTACTGTAGGAGATGCGACAGCTGATGATGGAAACGTTTTTGCTTATGATGTAATTAAATCGAGAGACTTAGAATACTATTATTTAGGTGGTCAAGTTTCTGGTAATATTGCAAGAACTAATGATGGATTGTCCGGAGTTTACGATTATACGTTATTCCAATGGGATATTGCATCACAACAATTTAGATTTTGGCAAAATGGTACAGCACAAGATGAAGAAATTTATGCGATTACAGAATTAACTGGTACTGCTTTACTTATTACAAGTCCTACAGTTGCTGGCCAAGGTAGAACAACAGGCCAAGTAGTATGGACTCCTGATACTGCGGGAACATATTATTATCAATGCGGTATTCACAATATTATGGGTGGACAATTAGTTGTAACTAATACTCAATCAGGAACAAATACTTATGATATTACGGTAACAAACAATAATGCTGTTGCATATAATATGTCTGGTTCTGATAGAAACGGTACAATCAATTCGGCAACTGATAACCCAACAATTACGATTGATACAGGTGATACTGTAAGATTTAATATCGATGCATTAGGCCATCCATTCTATTTACAAACAGCGGCTGGTACTGGTGGATCTAAAAATGGTCACATTGCATTCTGTGGTAGAACAACTGGACAATTAGGTACTGATATCGGGTCTTCTGACTCAGATACTCCATTATTTGGTGGTTATGACTTATTCCTCGGTATTTTTGATCCAAATGCTTGGACTGCTGAGTATTATAACCAAGGATCTGGTTTTAATGATAAGGCAATGAATATACATGATTTACATCCAAGAATTCCTAATACTTTAGCATTAGCATACACATCATTTGGTTCCGTAAACGGATCAGATACATTTGGATCTGAAGATATTGGTGTAATTACATTTAATTATGATACAGATAGTTGGAGCCCAGGATTCCAAATTGGTTCAGAAACATCTGAAGAAATTGATCAAAACGGAAAACCAAGTACGCTTCTTCCAGACGGAAGACTTGCGATTGTGTGTAATACAGCTGGTACTTTTGCTGATGATACAATCACATATGGTTCTAAAGACATGGGTCTTGCGATATTTAATTTTGATAGTGATGGTCTTGGAAATTATTTAGGGTGGTCTAAATATCAAATTGGATCAGGATCTGCTGATTTCTCATATAGCATTGATAATAATGGTTCTGCTTTTTTAATTACAGGATATTCAGAAGCAACATGGGATAAAGCCGTTTCTGGAGTGTTTGTTGAATTTGATCCAGAAAGAAACTTACTAGGAAAGAGTGCATAAATGGCTATACTTAATTTTCCACTAAATCCAAATCATAATGATACCTATTCAGCAAATGGAATAGATTATTCATATGATAGCACTTCTACTTCTTGGACAGTTCAACCAAATTTAGGTTATACAGGATCACAAGGTTTTACAGGATCTAAAGGTGCTGGATTCACAGGATCAAGAGGTTCTTTAGGTTATACAGGATCAAACGGTTTTACTGGTTCGATTGGTTTTACAGGTTCTGTTGGATATACTGGTTCTTCGAATGTTCAAGGTATACGTTATGGGTATGATACAGGAACAACCGTAGCAGGAGCATTGTCTGGTGAAATTAGATTTAATAACGCAGCATTAGGATCTGCAACTCAAATTGGTATTAATGCTACTGACGCAGACGGTAATGATCTTACAAGCTATTTTTCTACGCTTGATAATTATGGATCAAACATTTTAAAAGGAACATTATTATTTAAACCTGCTGATTTAACATCTGGTGAATTTGCGGCATTTAATGTTACAACAGTATTTACAAACAATTCAGGTGTTCTTACTGCAACTATAGCTTCTGCTGGTGGTGGTCTTACATTATCTGACGGCGATGAAGTTATTGTTACTCTTATTCCTGCTGTTCAAGGAGAGCAAGGTTATACTGGATCACAAGGCGTAATTGGTTATACAGGATCGCAAGGTGTCATTGGTTATACCGGATCTCAAGGTCCTATTGGTTATACGGGATCTCAAGGTGTTATTGGATATACTGGATCACAAGGTGTTAGAGGTTATACAGGATCTCAAGGCGTCATTGGTTACACTGGTTCTCAAGGTGTTATTGGATATACTGGATCACAGGGTGTAATTGGTTACACTGGATCTCGAGGAGCTACAGGATTTACTGGTTCACGAGGTGTAATTGGTTACACTGGTTCTAGAGGAGCCGATGGTACTTCATTAAATATTCAAGGTACAGTGGCTACAGTTGGAAATTTGCCATCATCTGGCAATACTACTGGTGATGGTTATGTTGTTCAAGCAGATGCTAATTTGTATATTTGGGATGGTTCTTCTTGGACTAACGTTGGTCAATTCGTTGGTTATACTGGTTCACAAGGTATAGGTTATACTGGTTCTCGAGGAGCAACTGGATTTACAGGATCTCGTGGAGCTCAAGGTTATACAGGTTCGCAAGGTTACACTGGATCTCAAGGTGTCATTGGATATACTGGATCCCGCGGTGCACTAGGTTACACTGGTTCTCAAGGCCCTATCGGCTATACTGGTTCTCGTGGTCCTATCGGTTACACAGGATCTCGCGGAGCTACTGGATTCACAGGATCAAAAGGAGATACCGGATTTACAGGATCAAAGGGCGATACCGGATTTACAGGATCCCGCGGTTCACTTGGTTATACTGGTTCTCGAGGTGCTCAAGGTTATACAGGATCAAAAGGAGATACCGGATTCACAGGGTCTGGAGGTAGTACTGGATTTACTGGATCTCAAGGTGCAGCAGGTGGTGGTACTGGTCTAGCAATCGCAATGGCAATGATATTTGGGTGATTTATGGGAGAATGTAATTTAGTAAATATAGGTACTGTAGTAGGTAAAACGTATTCTACTGTTTTACAAAGTTCTGGTACTGTACAAGATGGTGTAACACATAATGTATCTAGCGGAAATGAAACGTGGTTAGTAAAAAGTTTAATTGTTGCAAATAGAAGTTCAAATAGTACAGATAACCAAATTTCAGTTCTTATGAAAAACGGTGCGTTTACGTGCGTTATTATAAAAAATGTGTGGGTACCGTATGGAACTTCACTTGTAGTTCTTGATGAAGCAACACCGGTATATTTACAATATCAAGATTACGTTCAAGTTCAAGTTCAACAAGGTTCTAATATAGAATGCGTATTTAAATACGAAACACTTAGGGAGTAAAAAATGGCAGCACCAAATATAGTAAACGTTGCTCAAATTTATGGTAGAACTGTGAGTGGTGCGGTTGGTACTTCACTCTCAGCGGTATTAACAAATGCATCCAGTTCTAATTATGTTTATAAAGTAAACAGTATTATGATTTCGAATGTTGATGGAACAAATGATACAACTGTACGAGTAGCATTTAATAATAATGGTACAAATCATTATTTAGCATATGATGTTGATTGCATAGCTAAAACAACATTAATTGTTTTATCTAAAGATACTGCTGTGTATCTTGAAGAAAACGATAGTATTCGAATTTCAGCAACTACAGCATCAGATGCACAATATGTTGTTTCATATGAAGCTATTATTGACTAGGAATTAGTTTAATGGGTAGAAAACACCAAAATGGTGGAGTTGTAGGTCAAAAACGCATTTATTATGATGGTGTGAATACCGGTGTTCACGATATGCAAACTGTGTATGATTCTTTTAGTGGAGCTCCTACTAATAGAGAAGGCTATAATTTTGGCATTGGAACTCCTCCTCCTATAGATCGTCGTATTAGTGTTGGAAATGTATTTGATATGACTCTTATTCCAAATGCTAGTGATAGCTATACATTGTCACAATTAGGAACTGCATCAACTGGGAGTTGGACATCTACTGATAGATATTATCAAAGTGATTGGCTTAGAATATTAATTAATGGTCAAGGAAGAGGTTGTTTAGGTACAGGCGGCGGTAGTTTATCAAGTACAAATTTTCAGTTAATGGCAAATACTACTGGTAATGGTACTTTTTCATATACTACTTATGCTGATGCGTTCCAGCCGGGCACGCCACATGAGACCGGATTTTTTTGGGCAAGAACAGCAGCAAGTGGAGGTACATTATATAGTATAGGAGGATCTAATAATACAACTGCAATCGGTGGTACCTCGCAAAATGGAACTGTTTACAGCTGGAGAAGATCTTCTGCTGACACAGATGTTAATGATACTCGTGTAATTTTGTTAGGCAATACTACTGGCGGACATGTTGTTTTGCAATATAAAATATATAATGGTGCTTCTGGTACGCAAACAAGCGGAAAAGTTGTAAGAATGCTTCATCAATATACTAACACAACTGGGTCTACTAAATATGTTTCATTTCAAAGGGGTGGTGATGTCGACTTTAATAATTTTACTACGTCAAATACAAGAGTAGATAATACAAAAACATATTCGCGTGGAACATCTAATAACCAAACTTTAGCAGTATATTTGCCTCCTACACCTAATACAGTTGCTATTAATCCTACTCCTACTAATAGAAATACACTAATTGCCAATTCATTTACTATCTACAATCCAGAAAGCGTTGCGGCAAATACTGTTTCGCGTGCAAATGGTAGCGCAGATACATCAATTTATATGGGGGCGGATTGGGATGCAGTAGCTGCAGGTTCTACAGTATTTGCATGTGGATATTATGTGTATGGAACAGATGTAACAGATATGGATAATCAAATTTTGTGAGGTATTAAATGTCACATGGTAAATCTAAATGGGGAAATTATATTGGTGCACCTAAAGTTATAGATGGTGTGATTGGTTTATCTATGGGAGATATGTATCGCAATAATAAATCAGACGGTGGTATTGGAGGTGTACACAAATTACATTATATACATGAATATAGCGAAGCAGATGAAGCGAATGGAAGCTATTCAACTGCTGTATCTGGTCAAGTAGTTTATACTTTACAAAATTCTACAGGAAATTCAGCTTTTAATTGGACTGTTCCATCTGGTGTAACATCAATATCTGCTGTGTGCGTAGGAGGCGGTGGAGGCGGTGGAGGAAATAACGGTTCTTCTGGTCCGGGTGCTTCAGGCGGTGGTGGTGCTCAATTATCGTATGGTAACGCGATAAGTGTTACTCCAGGAGAAAATTTATCATTAGTTATTGCGCTTGGTGGTCAAGGTGGAACCCAAAGCGCAAATGCGATCGCAGGTGGAACTACTAGTATTTCTCGAGGCGGAACAATATTATTGGCTGCAAGCGGAGGAACTGGCGGACAATCTAATATAACCTCCGGTGGCAGTGGCGCTGGTGGTTCTGGATCTACCGGTACAGAATATGATGGCGGCGGAAACGGTGGAAATGGTGGTTCAGCGCTGAATAATGGAGCCGGTGCTGGAGGTGGAGGCGCTGGTGGTTATAGTGGAAATGGTGGAAATGCCAATGGCGGCAGTGGATCTGGAGGCGGAGGAGCCGGAGGACAAGCGAATAATGGATCCGCATCAAGAAATGCTGAGCAATCCGGAGGTGGAGTTGGACTATATGGCGAAGGAACTAGTGGTTCCGGGTCTACTGCAACAAGCAAAATGGGTTCTGTTTTAGGTCCATCATCTGGAGTCGGTTCACAAACTGTAGCAACTGCAGCAGGTTTTACTACTTTTGGAGTTGCTAGTACATTCGGTGGTGGAGGAGGAGCTATAGAAGATGATACTTCTTCATATGGCCATTCAGGTGGCAGCGGTGGAATAAGAATAATTTGGGGAACCAATCGATCTTATCCTTCAACTAATACTGCAGATGCATAGGAGTAATAAATGTCAGAAATAATTTGTATAAAATGTAATCATCCTTGTCATTGCGAAGGTGATGAAAATGAAGTTTGGTGTACTGATGGTGTTTTACAAGAAGATGGACACCATGAGGTTTGTGGCTGTAACGACTGCACGCACGAAGAAGAATAATATATAACTATATGATGAAAATTGCTATTATTGACCTTTTAGGTCTGACTTATGATGGAACTACATTAGAAAAACGTGGATTAGGCGGATCTGAATCAGCTGTGATTCTTATGTCAAAAGAATTAGCAGCTTTAGGATTTGATATAACTGTTTATAATAATTGTATAGATTCTGAAGCACAACCTGGTGAATATAACAATGTTACTTTCATCGACCATAGCCAGTTTACAAACGATGTCGAATATGATATAATAATATCATCGCGATCTGTTCATCCCTTTATGTTCGATCCATATAATAAGCTGTGTGAAAAAGCACAATATAAAGTTTTATGGATGCATGATACATTTTGTGAAGGCGATGAACACATTGAACATTTACTTAATCATGGTTTAATTGACGAAGTATTTACACTTTCTGATTTTCATACAAATTATATTTTAAACTGTGAACATGGTGTTAAAAGAAATTTTGAAGTTTTAAAACATAAAGTTTTTCAAACTCGAAATGGCGCAGTAAAATATATTGATGAAATAGATTTAAGTAAAAAAGATAAAAACCATTTCGTTTATAATGCTTCAGTAACAAAAGGATTAAATCCTTTATTACAAGATATTTGGCCTGAAATAAAACATCAGATTCCAAGTGCACATCTTACTATTATTGGTGGATTTTATAGATTTAGAGAAGGTGCAGCACCAGATGCACAAGAAAAAGATCATCGTAGATATGTAGAAACATACCCAAAAGAATTAGATGTAACTTTTACAGGTGTTATACCTCAAAAAGAAATAGCAAAAATATTAGCTAATGCTGGATTTATGTTGTATCCAACTGAATTTCCAGAAACGTTTAGTATTTCAGCATTAGAATCTTTATTATATAAAACTCCTCTTATCACTTCTCGATTTGGTGCTCTCGAAGAAACAGCACTTGATCTTGCATGTTATAAACAAAATTATGCAAATTGTCCTAACGGATTATTTCCTACAATTAATAGAGATGAACAAGCCAAATCATTTATTGATATGACTATACAAGCTTATCACAATGATTATTTGTTACAACAAAAACAAAATTATTGTGATGTAATTGATGACATTTATGGATGGGATACAGTTGCTTTACAATGGCAACAACAATTTTATCGTAAATTAAAAAAGTATTTACCAGTAAATCAGTATAGAAAAGTATCTCAAATTAATGATAAAGTAAAAAGAATTTACGGAAGAAGATTTGAAAATTCAATTGAAAGAACAGAATATAAAACTACATATCCAGAAAAAAGAATTGTAATAATTTCACCGTTTAGAAATGCTGATGATTATATTGTTGATCATTGTTTATCAGTTGACCAACAAGATTATAATAATTATCTACATATTGTTATTGATGATAACTCAGATAATCAAATTGAATTACCATCTAACCCTAAAAGAATGATTATAAGAAATGATGAGAGATGCGGTTGTATAGCTAATCAATTAAATTATATGCAACATGCGACAGAAGATGATATTATTATTCTTTTAGACGGTGATGATTTTTTAATTAATAATCCAACAATTTTTAAATATTATAATCAGCTTTATCATGAAGGAATTGAATTTACATATGGTTCTATGTGGAGTTTAGTTGATAACATTCCTCTTATTGCTCAAGACTATCCAGAAAAAGTAAAAAAAGATAAATCTTATAGAAAGCATTTATTTAATTGGAAAATTCCATATACGCACTTGCGAACATTTCTTGGAAAACATGCTTGGAAATTAAACCCTGGAAAATTCAAAACTCCTGGAAAGGGGTTTATGATGAGTGGTGCTGATAATCCATTATTTTATGAATTAATAGAAATGGTACCACCAGAAAAAATTAAAGCAGTAAAAGAAATTATGGTTCTTTATAATGATATTAATCCATTAAATGATTATAAAGTAAATCCACATGAACAAAATAAGAATGCGTATAGTTCTTATAAAACTAAAGATGAAAATAAAATGAAACAAATATTAATTGCTATTCCAACGAATGCTAGTATTGAACCTGAAACGTTTAAATCAATTTATAATCTTGAAATGCCAGAAGGTGTAAAGACTCATTTTGAATTTTTCTATGGGTATCAAGTTGATCAAATACGAAATTTAATTGCAGAATGGGGTAAAAATTATGACTATACTTTTTGGGTTGATAGTGATATAATTTTACCAAAAGATGCTTTAATTAAATTATACGAATCAGATAAAGATATTATTTCTGGTGTTTACATGCAAAGAAAACATGATAAACAAGTTTTAGAACTTTATAATGAAGCTGGAAATATTCCTCACGACCAATTAGAATATGGTTTAATGGAAGTAAGAGGATGTGGTTTTGGTTGTGTTCTTGTGAAAGGTCATGTATTTAATGAAATTGAATATCCACATTTTAAATATAAGTCTGCTTTAAATCATGATCATACGTACTCTGAAGATGTTTATTTTTGTGATAGAGCGAGAGAAAAAGGATTTAAAATTTGGGCAGATACAACTTTAATCTGTGAACATAAGGGTCATCATCTTTTTGTTCCACAAATATCATATAAAGCTGATACCGCTCCAAAAGAAATAAATCAACATTTAATTGAAAGATCAAAAGAAGATGCCATACTTCCATTTGTTAAAGCATATTTAAATGATATGAAAAATAGATGGGATTTCCAACCAAGAGTAATTTATGATATTGGTGCAAGTTGTTTACATTGGACAAATATGGCAAAAGAAATTTGGCATGATACAAAGTTTATTGCCTTTGATGCTCTTGAAGAATATAAAGATGTATATGACTATTATGGTGTTGATTACGCTATTACTTTATTAAGTAAAGAAAAAGAAATACGAACTTTTCATACAAATGTAGAACACCCCGCTGGTGGAAGTATGTATATTGAAAAAGATCATAAAGAATTATATCATGATCATCGAAAGATGGGAGCAATGACATTAGATGAATTAGTAAAATTAAATGATTTTCCAATGCCAGATATGATTAAAATAGATGTACAAGGTGCTGAAAAAGAAGTTTTACAAGGCGCGGTTGAAACATTGAAAAGCGTTCAACATATCATTGTAGAAGTACAATCAGAAGAGTATAACGAAGGTGCTCCATTAAAAGAAGAAACATTTAATTATCTTGACGATATTGGATTTAGAATTGTAGAAGAAATTGTTAATTACGGACCAGATGCAGATTACCATTTTATAAGAAAAAATTTATATAAATAGTCATAGATAATTTAAACGGAGATCTCTATGGCTACACCATCTACAAGAGACGAACTTATAGAATATTGTAAAAGACGGTTAGGCGATCCAGTACTTGAGATCAATGTCGATGATGATCAAGTTGAAGATCGTGTAGACGAAGCTTTACAATATTATCAAGAGTTTCATTCTGACGCAACTGTAAAAACATATTTAAAACATCGAGTAACTTCTACTGATATTTCAAATGAGTACATTCCAATTTCATCAGATGTTATATTTGTATCAAGATTATTTCCATTAGCAAGTTCATTTAGCTATTCACATAATTTCTTTGACATCAAATATCAAATGATGTTAAACGATATTGCTGATATGCAAAACTTTGCAGGTGATCTTGCTTATTATGAACAATTACAACAGTATCTTTCTGTTTTAGATATGACATTGAACGGTACACCTCAAACAACATTTTCACGCAGACAAGGTAGACTCTATATTCATGGAGATTTTCAAGATAATGATATTAAAGAAGATGATTATCTTATTGCAGAAGCATATCAAATTGTAGATCCAGATACACATACTTCTGTATATAATGATATGTGGCTTAAAGATTATACTACTGCTTTGATTAAAGAACAATGGGGTATGAATCTTATTAAGTTTGAAGGAATGCAGTTACCAGGCGGTGTAACTATTAATGGTCGCCAACTCTTTGATGATGCACGACAAGAAATAGAATCATTAAGGGAAAGAATCAGATTGGAGCATGAAATGCCTGCTGATTTTTTTGTAGGTTAACATGCGCAATTTTTATTTCTCCGATAAAGTAAGATCAGAACAAAATCTCTATGAA